CGCCTGATACCGCCCATGCGGCCGTCGCGCCGCCGGCTCGAGATACCCCCGCATCTCCGGATCATGCGCTTCCGGCAACGGTAACGCATCGAACCGGTCGTACGCACAAAACCGCGGCCGTTCCTCGACCGCGGCCAACAGTTCGACCATGAGCGCCGTGCTTTTCCCCAGGAGCACCCCGACCTCGACCAGCGTGTCATCTGGCCGTCCGACGCGACCGCCGCGGCATACAGATCCGCGAAATCGCACCACCCCGGCACCTTGCGCCAGTTGGGAAGTCTCAGGTCGCCAGCCACGGTTCCCCCATCGCCACGACGCCGCCCCGCATCAAGAGCCGATACCACGCGCCATCCTGTTGGTGCGGCCATACCTCGAGACTCGTGAGATGCCCCAAGCGTACCGTCGGATCCCCCCAGATGGGGATCCCCGCCTCCCGGACCTTCCGGCAGAAATCGAGATCGTCCGTCCACTCATCCGGGACGCCCATTTGGCCTAACGTCCACATGGGTTGCGCAACCGCCTCGAGCACCCGGCGCCGCGTCAGAAACCCGCCTGACGTACACGCCTCCAGCCCCACCAGATCCGGACCATCAAACGGACCATGATAGAACCCGCGCAAATCGCCAGGGTGATTGGTATGGAGCCACAACGGCAAGAACGGCGGCTGCCGCCGCAGCGACAGCCCACACACGACATCGACCGACCGCGCCAGGAGCCGCGTCAGCGTATCCGGCCGGAACGTCAGATCATCGTCCAGCCAGAACACCCATTCGGCGCCACCCTCGAGCGCCGTTTGGGCAATGACGTTGCGGTTGCGCGCCGGACTCGACCCGCGGACATGAAGCACTTTCGTATCCGCGGGCCGATCCAGCTCTTCAAGACACTGCCAGAAGCCCGACCACCGCCCCTGTTCCGATGTCGGAACGCCAATCGCGCCTCGCATGCGGCCCCCAGCCTAGCCGAGGGTCACATTCCGCAGATCTTCGACGTTCCAGCGGCCGCCCTGCGCCACAATCACGAGATTGTCCCCACGAGCCCCGCCGAACGTGGCCACGTCCGACGCCGTCCCGCCGTTGTTGAACCCCGAGGTATTCGTGAGCGTGTAGGCGTCCGCCGTCCCCGCCATGACCGTCACCCGCACGCCGTTGTGACTCACGTCCGGATCGGCAATCGTGTAGCCCGTCGTCGTGTCCGAATTGGCCACGTAGACGGTGTCCTTGGATGGCACCGGGATCGCCGTCGTGGTGGCCCCCAGCGTGACATAGCCGGGCGCCGACGGTGGCCACGCGACCAACTCGCCCGCCACCGGCGACTGGAAATCCGCGGGATCGCCAAACGTGACCGGCGCCGTCGCGTAGTGGATGGCGGCCGCCGTGCCCTCCGATCCCCGCGTCTGGACTTCGACCACCAAGCCCGAAATGGCCGTGATCGGCCCAACGAACTCGTGATCGATGAGCCCGATCTGCCCAACTTCCAGGCTCGTGACCGACGCGACCGCGAACCGGAGCGCGTCCGCCGTGATGTTGCTCGAGAGCGACGTAGTGATCTGCGACATGATTCAGTGTCTCCCCTTGAAAACCAGGCCGCCGACTAGGCCCCGCCCCACACGCGCGCCGCGAGATCCTCGCGCACCGTCTTCCACCCATACAGGCAGTCCAGCCGCGAGGCGTTCTGATCCGTCTGGATGTTGTACTGCTGGACCATCCGCAGCGAGATCCCCAGCTCGTTATCACTCACCCGCGACGCCCGCGCGCCGCCCTGTGGCATATCGAGATCCGCCATGACCATCGTGAAAGCGTCCGGATGATAGACGAGCGCCTGACGGGACTGCGTCGCCGCCAGCGTGCCCGACGTGGCCGAGGTCGCCCCCAGCACCGTGATCGCCGCCCCGTCCGCCGGCGCCGCATCCACGTTCTGGAGCTGGCCCGAGCTAATGATCGCCGGCGAGATGCTGATCGTCATGTCGCCGCTGGTGTCGGAGATCGTCTGCGTCACCACGAACTGCCGGAGCTCGCCCGTGCTCGCATACGACTGGGGATTGACCGCATACACCCCGGCAATCGTGAAGACGTCGCCCCGATTGAGCGTCGTCGCGCCACTCGCCCAGCCATCCGTGATCAACGACGCCCCCGTCTGTCCGGCGCCATTGGTGAGCGGCGTCGACGCGGTAAACGTCCCCGTGGTATGGATCGCCACGTTCTGATCCTCGTACCACGACCGCATCCCCAACACGTTGGACGCCATCGCGCCAGAGTTGTACGTGCTGGCAATCTTCCCGGCCGGATTGAACAGCGCGAAATTCGCGTTGGCAATCGTCGCCATCTGCAGCGGGCCCAGGATCGCCACCCGGTCATTCATCGGCGCCGCCGAGTTGCTGAGCTTCACGCCAGCCTGGAGATACGTCAAGTTGCTGTTCGGCGTCGTGCCCGGCGTGCCCACCGACTGGGACACGTCGTAAAAGACCCGATTCAGGCCGTCGTAATCGATCGTGTTGGCGAGCTGTTCGGACGCGGGGCGGATCATCCGATCCCGGAAATCGTCCACTTCCATGGTCAGGGACGCGCTCGAGAACGACATCCCCACGTTCGCCTGATCCGTCAGCGTGACCGGCACAAACGAATCCGTGATCGCCTGGACCTGAAGCGCCTGCCCCTTCGTGGTCCGGAACCGCTGCGGCAGCCGCGCCTTGACGGTATAGCCGACCTTCGCCCCGGCGGCCGAGTACTGATCGTCGTAGTCTCGATTGACGTTGCCCGCGAACTTCAGATTGTTGACCAGGATCCGCGCGGCTTCTTTCGTGATCCAGTCCGGCGTAATGAGTGTGTTTGCCATGCGACTGTCCGAGACAAGAGCCAGTCCCAGACTATCGGCCGCGGCGTTTGGCCTCGAGCGTGTTCATGCGCTCCACATAGGCCCGCCCAAACGGCAGATCATCCGGTGACGACTCTGTCACCACAGGGCCCGCGCCTACTGGCTTGATAGGTGCCGGCACCGCTTTACGAACTGCCGTCGGCGTCGGGCCAGGAGCGACCGCCGCGGGCATCATCCCGTCGAGTAGACGACGCATTAACGGAGCAGCGTCGAGAGGCGTTTGCCACGAATCCTCCGCGAGCTGTCGGCATTGATCTGGATGCGTCGCCAGATAATGCAAGACTTCCGGGCCCCGGTCGGATGACAGGATCGCTTCCCGCATCACCCCGGACACCGGCACGTCAGCCGCATTGTGCATCACCGCGTCATAATCCGTCAACTTGGCCCGCGCCGCCTCCACCCGCTGATTCCAGGTCGACTGCCGTTCCCGCTCACGCACCACCGCTTCCCGCTGGGACAGCTTCTGCTCCGCGGTCCACTCAGCCAACGCTTCGACATACCCCTCGTATGTCTCGTAGGCGTCCACCCGTGGCTTGCCATCCGGCCCCGACGCCTCCGGCCCCACCGCCGCCGGCGTCGCCGCGGGCGCGGCCGCAGGCGCCCCACCCCGCCGCGCCGCCTCGAGTTCCGCCACCAGGCGCGTCCGTTCCTCGTGAACCCGCGCCATCTCCCGCCGCGCCTCCTCGAGTTCCCACGTCCGCTGGGCCATCCGCTGCTTGAGCTGGGCCACCGTGCCGCGCTTCGCTTTGTGTGTGAACTGCCCGTTGGCGTCCCGCTCGAGCACGGGATCATCCTCCAGACCATCCCCCTCAGATTCCGACGCAGCCGGCGTCGACTCAGGTACGCGCGCCTCGTCCGTCTGGACCGGCGCCGCCTCGCCCTCCGACGCAGGCGCCTCACGCGCCGCAACCCGCGCGTCCAACGCCTCGAGATTGGCCTGGATATCTTCCGGCGCCTCGTCCGACGTCGACATGATCCGCATCGTGCCCGATTCCACCAGTGGCATGGTTACTGTCTCCCTTTGTCGTCGTCCCGCGTATGGCTCACCGCCATCGGCACCACCGCCAACGGCAATCCGGCCTGCCGAATCCGTTCCTTCATCGCCGCGGTGAGACGCACACCCCAGATCGGGACATGCGCCCCCTCCCGCTCAGACGCCCGCACCATTAGCCGTTCCACCTTCCCGCCGAATGGGCGGACGATCTTTTCCAGCCGCTTCGGAAGGAGCTGATCATAGAACTGCCGCATCCCCTTGCCGCCGACGTCCAACGCGACCCCGGAGAGCTCGTGCCACCCCGCCGGTTGGGCGGGCGCCGCCAACAACGCTTGCGCCGCCTCTCTCCCAATCACGGATCCAAGCTGATCCGGCTTCATCCGCTGTTCGAATACCGGCTGGCCCCCCTTGTCACCCATCAACAGCCCTTCCTCCGCGCCATGTCGGGGGGGATCCCACGCCAACCGATCGACCTGTTTGGAGAGCTTATAGCGGTCGACTTGTGTGTCGCCCGTCGTGAATCCGAACCACGACGCCTCCGGATCCTCGACCGCCTCCAAGAGCTGCTGCTTCAGGCCCAATTCCGGCCACGACTCTTTGAAGGGCGCGTCCGGCACCCCAGACTCCCCTGGCGACCGCTCGAGCGCCAGCGTGGCATCGTCCAACCGCTGCGCGGCCCCGTTGTACTGATCGACGAGCGCCCGCCATTCATCGGGCGCGGTCCAATAACTGGCCGGCTTGCCATGGGCATCCGCGTACTCACGCATCGCCGCAAAGGCATCCGTTTTTGCCCGCATCGCGTCAGACACGGCCGACTCTTTCGCCGCCCTCGCCGCCGCTTCCGTCTCCGGCGTGACGTACCCGCCCCGTTTCCCGGCTTGATGCCAGTCGCTCTGGACTTCCTCGAGAAACCGGCCCTTTTCCCCCGTCGCCAACCTCCGCGTATTGCTCCGAGTATGCACCAGAAGGTTTCCACCCAAGCTGGGGCCAAAATGAGGCGACTGGTACGATGGCTCATATTGCGCCAACACCCTCGGTCGATACTCAGCGTTGATGGCGCGCAACTTACGCACTTCCGCCAACTCCGACGCCGACAGCGCCGCATCTCCCTCCGGTCCATTCGTCCGAGAATTCAACTCCCGCAAACGTCTCAATGCCTCGGGATTGTTAGCAAATGGATCGAACTCCGGCTGTTCTGGATTGATGAGGCGTAGAGGTTTCTGTAACAACGTCTCCTGGTACTGCTCACCGCCTGGCAGTTGATACGCCGCATACTGTGGCTGTCCAACCGTGGACCCCGTATCCTCGCTCAACCCCTCCCAGGCACGTTGGATCCGCTCTGCCTCGTCAAAATCGCCGGCCGCTTCCGCCCGGTCAATCGCCTGCTGCCATTCATTCCCCTGGAAGTGATACGGAGAGTCCGACTGCAACGTCTTGACTTGAATCCCGAATGGATGCGCCTCGAGATGCGCCCGGAGCGCCTCAGGCGTCACCGGCTGATCCCCCAGCCCCGCCAGGAACTCCGGCACCCGCCGGGCCATGACTTCCTCTTGACTCGCCCCCGACTTGAGCAGCGACGCCACGCGATTCGGATGCACGCCGCCAGGCGGCAACTGCGACGCCACATCTTCCACCCGCGAATACAGCCCCCGCGATCGGACGCGCTCCAAGAGCTTCTCCAGCGCCCCGACCGCGCCGCCGACGGGCCCCGTTTCCATGGCACCCGTCATTCCCAGCACTTGCCCCGATGGATCATCGGCCCCGATCGTCCGGGCAATCATCCGCAACGCCGCTTCAAACGGCCGATCCATGACCGAAGGCGTTTCGTTCGCCCATTCGCGGATGCGCTGGACCCACGGGGCCCGAATCGTCGCCGGCCCTTGTCCCATCGCTAACGCCCCTCGCGTGCCGGCGCCGCCTGTTGCGCCCGCCGAATCTGTTCCATGGAATAGCCCGCGCCCAGCGCCCCCGCCACGCCATATTTCCGCAGGATCGTCACGAGCCGATCATCGAAGACGACGTAATTGCTGGTCCCCTCCCCAGATGCCCGCGACAACTGATCTTTGTAACGAATGCCAGAAACCCCGCGCCGCTGCAACTCGCTCGCCGCAATGGCACTTTGACGCCCCTGATTCATCGGCGCATCCGCCTGAGCCCACAACGCCGAATGCAATGCTTCGCCCGTCATCTCTCGCGCCGTGAGAAGCCGCTGCCATTCGTCATACCTCGCATTCACATCCGCAATCATCGCATCCGTCGCGCGACCTTCCGCTTGCGCCAGGTGATACGCATTCGACGCCTCCACAAAGGCCCCGTGCGCCCGGTCAATCACTTCGGGCGCCGGACGCGATGAGACATCAAACCCCAGGTTCCGAGCCGCCGCCTTCACCGGCTCGCCCTGCTGACTCAGCGGCTGATCCCAATCCAGAAACGTCTCTGGATCGGCATTGATCTCCACTTCGTACATCGCACCAGGGCGCTTGACGATCCGCTGTTCGGCTTTCCACCGCTTCACGTACGGAATCGCCTGAGCCGATACGTCGTCGCCATACCGTTTCCACCGATCCCATAGATACGCTTCCGCGTCGATCGTGGGCTGTTTTTGCTCAGATGCCAACGCTTCCGCCGCCCGATATTGGGGCGATCCCGGTTCGAAAATGTCTTCTCCGACTTGCCAGCCCTTGCGAGCGCCCAATTGACGATACGACCGCGCGACGTCCTCGTTTTCCGCGAAGTACAGCCCGTGCCCGTAGGCTTGCGCCCCTTCCCCGGTGCCGATCCGATCGAGACTAAATTGGTCGAACTCATGGGGAGACCCGTGAAACGCCCGGATCTTGTTCGTGGCCCGCTCCAGCACCTTTTCGAGCGCCCCCGCCACGCCCCCCGCCGGGCCCGTCTCCAGGGCGCCCATCATCCCGAGAATCTGACCCGAGGGATCATCGGCCCCAATCGTCCGCGCAATCGCGCGCAAGGCATTCTCCACCGGCCCATCCAAGACGGACGGTGTCTCCTGTGCCCAGGCTTTGACCCGCTGGACCCACGGGGCCCGAATCGTGGCCGGCCCTTGTCCCATCGCCTACTCCGCGGGACCCATCGGCAGAGCGCCCGCCCCCTCGAGGCTGGACACGTCCACCGGGCCCGCCGGCGCCCCCATCGGCATCCCAGCCGCCCCAGGGGCCCCCGCGTCAGGCATCAGGCCCGACGGCCCCGCCGCCGACGGCATCGGATCCGGCATCGACGGCCCCACGGGCGCCGCCAACGTCGCCGCCGACTCCGCGACCGCCGCCTCGTCCTTCGCGGCCGCAATGTCCGCGACCGCCAGCTTGACCAAATGCGCCATCGCCGCCGTGCGTTCCTGCCCCTGGACCGCCGCCGCGTCCTTGGTGGCCGCAATTTCCGCGACCGCCAACCGCACGAGGTTGTCCATGGCCGCCTTGCGCTCGTCCGCCGCAATCCGCGCCAAGACCCGCTCGTTTTCCGCCTGTTCCTGTAATTGCGTTTCCTCGAGCCGCGACTGCGCCTTCACAGACTCCGTTTCAATCGCCTGTGTCTTCGCTTGCAGTTCCTTGGTCAGCATCTCCACCATTTGGCCGGCCTGTTGGAGCTGCTGTTGGAGCTGGCGCGGATCGGGCGTATCCCCCTGATCCTGCAACTCCGGTGGTAACGTTTTCTTGAGCCGATCCGCAATCTGCCGGGCGCCAGGGAAATCCATATTGCCGACCCACAGATCCGCAAAGGTCGGCACCAGCGCCGGCGCCGCTTCCGCCAGCGCCCCCATCTGAGATACGCCTTCCTCGCGTCGCGTCGTATAAGCTTTCCCGACCGTGATCGCCACGGCATACTGGCCCACACCCAGATCAACCCGCTTGGCGCCCGGCGTGCCCGGCGCCACCGGTTGCGGTTGCCCCCCCTGCTGGACATAGTCCCGCCCGAGTAGGATCTGCCGCCGCTGATCGTCCGCCCCCATCGCCGGCACCAGACGCCCCGGCCGATGGTAGACGCGCGGAATCAGATCCCGCAGGATCTTCCCCTCGTAAAGCATGGACATATTCGCCAGGTTATCGAGGTAGGCACCGGATCCCTGCTCCGCTACCGCCTGCAGCCGCTCAATCGCCCGCCCCGACCGCTCGCCCGTCGAGAGGTTGCCCAGGGACGGATCGAAGATGCCCGTCGTCGCCTTGATGTCCCCGTCCGCGCCCTGTTTCGCGAGCACGATCGCTTGGATCGCCGGTTCGACCGTGTTGCGCTGGGGCGGTGGCAACGGGGCGCCGCTGCCATCCCGCACAAACGCCACCGGCAAGATCGGGAAGTTTCGGACGTTGGCTTGCGCCCACCACGCCATATAGGGTTCGATCGTCTCCGAATACCCCACAAACGGCGCCCGCGGCGCCAGCGCCACCGCCTCCACTTCGGCCGATGCCTGATAGTTGTACGTCCGCTGCGGATCTTTCGCCGGGCCGACGATGCCCTCCCAGCGCCGTTCTCCGTTGACGTTCGCTTCCCGGCCGATCACCGGAATGATCGGAATATGCCGCCCAATCCACTCCTGGACCGGCTCGAGCACGTCCGCCGCCGTGATTTTCGTCCACTGGACTTTCCGGCGCCGTAACTCGCGAGACATCACCGCGCCCGTCTCATCCACCACCGGCACGGCACCCTCCGGCACGTCCGCATCCGCAAAGGCCCGCTCCGTGCCATCCGGCATCTGATAGTTCCGGACCGTGACCGCTTCGTACTCCACAAACCAGTACTCCGCCACACGCACGAGCCGGCCCGCCTCCGTATCGCGGACCCAGTCCGGTTGATCGTCGCCGTAGGCCGTGAGCTCCCCCGTATCCGCGCCGGACAACTTGGACTCAGGATAGAGCCGCCGAAACTTCTCGATCGGCATGTCCTCGGTCACCAAGCACCATTCCGCATCCGAACAGTCCGGTTCCGTCGTCGCCGGATCGAAGAAGACCGCCGACTGATTCAAGATGCGCTTGTACACGATGTCCTGGTCGAAATCGCCGTCGTTCGCATACTCCGTCAGGATCCGGTAGTAGCCACGCCCCGCCTTCACGGCCCGCTGAAATGCCCACTGCCGCGCCAGATGGGCCCGGCTGTCGACCTGAATCGCCCGCGCGATGTCTTCGAAGGCTTCCGCCGTATCTTGCGAGGCGCCATCCCCCTTCGGGGCGAACGTCAGGGAGAGCCGCGCTTGCCGTGCCTGATTGGCGACCTGCTCCACCGGCTGCAGGAGCCGATTGATCGTGAGACAGGGCCGGGGCGGCACCGCCGGCAACCCCCCGCCCGGCTGATACCCCTGCCGGGACGCTTTCACATCGTCCGGCCACTGTTCACCGAAATCGACAAATCGGAGATCGTCCAGCTCCCGCGCCCGCTGCTCCCGTTCCGCATCCGCGGCCAACCGGAACCGCTCGAGCGCCAGCGTCACCACCGACGGCCGCCCCCCGTCATCCCGATCCGCGTCCGTTACCGCCATATGCCCTCTATTGTGACGAGATCCCCGGCCCGCAACACGTTCCCCACCGACCATCCAGCCTGGTACTCACGATCGACGGATGCGGCAAAGGTGAGCGATCGTGTCGCCATCTGCTGGACTTCGACCACGAACCAGTCCAGATCGACAAACGGATGGCCGCCAGCCCCCAGATCGAACCACGTCGCCCGCCCAGGCACCCACAACAGCCGATCCGGATCGAGCACCAGGCCCGCCGCCAGCGCCGGTATCAGGCCAAGGAATCCCCGACGACTCAGCCCCATGAGACCCCCCGGACCAACCACCGCACCCGCGCCCAGACGCCCGCCGGCGCCGCCTCACGCTCCAGCCGGGCGACCCCGTCCTCGAGCGCCGACACCCGCGCCTCGAGATGCCCCAACAGGGGCACCACCCGTTCATTGTGGACTTCCGCGTGTTGCGCCACCAGCGCCGCCACCGCTTTCGTCTGCCGCCGTACGTCCCGCAGCGACACCCGCCCCGGCTGTCGATTCGTCATCGGATCCCCCGCAGTCTACACCCGTTCACACCATCCACCCGCCGCCCGAACCCTCGCCAGGCATCCGGAGCGGGGGCGCCCCCACGTCCCAGGCCCCCGCCCCCGCCACGCCCACCCGCGCCGCGAACGTCAGCGCCAGGGCATCCGCATCGTCCGGACTGTCCAGATCCCGCTTTTTCAAGTCTTCCTTGGACTCGAGCAGGACGCGATCGTTTCTGTCGTGCCGGTAGCCCGGCGCCGTCAAATCCGTTTCCAGGCCCGGATCGGTGTCAATCGCCCCGCGTGCGAGCCATTCCCGCACTTGCCCCCACATGTACGAACGCATGTTGGCATACTTCGGATCGGGCGCCTTGGCCCCAAATTGGACCTCGGACACGTTCCGATGTCCGAGTTGCTTCAATCGGTCGCAGATCGGTCCCCCGATCCCCGTCCCGTCGATAAAGAGCATGGCCACTTTCCGGCCGTCATAGGTGCGCCCCAGCACATCCGCCGCCAGCGTCACCAGACGCATGGAATCCCGCGCCTCCTCACCCGGAATCCGAATCGGCGGGATCGACCGCGCATCCGGCCCCCGCCGGAACCGGATGACGCACTCATCCATGCCGCCCCGTGCCACGTCGAGCCCCGCCACCAACGGCTCGTCCGCCAAGGGCGACACGTCCCGCCGCTGTGCCGCGGCCACCAGATCCGACGCGATGTATTGCAGATCCCCCGCCGCTGGTGGCAATCCCCGCACGCGCACCCGGACAAAATCGGAATCCAGGCCGTAATCCTGAATCCACTCCTCGAGCTGCGCTTTGTTCGTGAATCGCGAGGTCCGGCTATCCACCACCGTCGGATGCCAGCGGTCCCGCCCGGCGCCGAAGGCCGCCCGATGAAACGCCCCCGTGGTCCGTGTCGGATTGCCGAACGCAAAAATCATCGGCTCGCCGTCCGTCAGACCCCCTTCCGCGACTTCCCAGATCGCTTCTGGAATAGCCGATGCCTCGTCGAAGATGTAGAACGAGGTCGAATCGGCCGCATGCTGGCCCGCAAACGCCTCGGAGTTTTCCTCTTTGCTCGATTGTGGGGCGCAAAACCAGGAATCACGGTGCGCCGGATGGTACATCCGTTGCGTCGTCACCGTGAACCAGTGACCCGTGAGGCAGAGCTTGGTCCACCGTTGGATGGCCGCCCACGTTTTCGTCTCGAGCTGCGTGAACGTGTTGGCCGTGACGGTGCCCTGGCAGTGTGGCCGTGTGGACATGATCCAATTGACCAACCACGCCACCATTACCGACTTGCCGATCCCGTGACCGCTCGAGATGGCCCGCCGAATCGGAGAGACCGCCACCGTCCCGCGGAACTGCCGCGCCCGGACCTCGGCGCCGATCTCCTGGAGGAACTCCGTTTGCCAGGTATCCGGCCCCGTATGCTGCTCAAGCGGTCCCGGTTCCCCCCACGGATAGGCCACCCGCACGAATCGGAGCGGATCGTGATAGCACGACGCCACCAAATCGGCAATGTCGAGATCCGCAGGGGTGGCCGGCATAGGCAGAGGCGTTTACTCCCCCAGCCGTGCCCGCGCCGCCGTCAATCGCGCAATCAGATCGGCGTCGCCCTTCACCGTGAGATCCAGCTTTTCACCGGCCCGTCCCTCGGTCCGATCCAAGACGTCTTTCGCCGCCTGATACGCCGTTGACGGATAGACCGCCTTTTGCTCCATGAGATAGGACAGCGTTGCGATCGCCGGTTCCTGGAGGGCCCGCAACCGCTCGAGCGCGTTCGCCCGGACCGCCGGCGCCCCGCCCCCGTGAAACTTGCACACCCGGCCGCCGGGAATCGGACGCCGCTTGCACCGCTGACCTGACTGCTTGGATGTCGCCGTGCAGGGGATATACGGCGTGCCGTACCCGTCCATGATGGCGGAATCGTCCATGGGGTTGACGGGCGCCCGGATCCGCCCTTTGGGCGCTGACTTCACAGCCATAGCCAGACCACCAGGCCCGCGAGCACCAGGCCCACGGCTAACCCTAGCCCCACACCGATCAGCACCGAGACCGCGAGGTATCCGTACCGCGCCCGCAGATGCGCCATTGGGCCACTCCCTTCCGTCAGTAGAGCACCGGACTGCAACTCGCCGTAAAGGTGCAATCGTTCTCGGCCCACGGCCCCATGCCGAGCTCCACCCAGTACCACATCAGCGCATACCCCATCCAGTACCACATCGGATTGACGCCCCCGTTCATGGCCGCGCACTGGCCACCCCGACCAGTTTACGCCCATCAACGAGTGTCCACAACTATCGATCGTCTCGGATGGGAATCACGCCCACCAGCCGCCGACGGTACCGCCGCGCGTCCATATCCGCCGCCCGCCGTTCCCGTTCCTGAATCACCTGTGGATCATGCCGTGGGACGCGCCGGACCGTACGGGACGCATGCGCATCGTAGCCCGCCAACCGCTCGAGCAGCGCACGCGCCTCCCCTTCCACAATCGACACTGGCAACGGATAACATCGCATACTCGCCCCCTTCGTTTCCTAGTCGCCGACGCTGTGATAGATGCGTTGCGCGACGGCGATCAATGCCGGATCGTCTGCAATCCCCCGTTTGCCCCCTTGCGTGAACTTCAAGCCATACCAGATCAGGCCCACCACGGCCGGATGCGCGGTAATGAGATCGGCCTGGAGCTCGAGCATCTCCGGCGAGGGAAGCCACTGCCATCCCTCCACATCCGCCGCAAATGCTTGTCCCACACCGACTAACGGGCGCCCGAACCGGCGCGCCTCGCCATACCGGCGCGACAACACCGCCTCCGCTACGTCCCGCCCGACCGGCCACGGTCCGGAATGGTAGACGTCAAGCGCGGCGAAATCCCAGGCATCGGGGACCGGCCGCGCCACGCCCCACCAGTTATCGACGCTGCCGAGGGGAACGCCCGGACAGATGCGCTTGAGCGCGCGGGCATAGCGGTCCAGCCCGGCCGTGAACTCATCGCGCACGCCTTCCGTCAATCCGACGCCGCGCAACGAGGGCCAGTCTGGGTGATTGTGAAACCAGCCCCCGTACAGGTTCGCCCAGAGCTCATCTCCGAGCCAGATCGCGGCCGGACGCACACCCGCCTCTTGCCACCGCTCCACGCTGGACACGATCGACGGCCACGTCGCCGCCGACTCCGGATCGCGGAGGAGCGCCTCCGTCGGCTGTTCGACTTGAAACACCGGCTGGAGACCCGCCGCCACGAGCGGCCCCGGATCCAGCCACCGCGCCGTCACGCAGACATTCCCCATCGTCGCCGCCAGCGCCGGATCCAGCTCTGCATGATACACGCCGTAGTACGGCACACGCCTCACGCCCACAACTCCCGCTGGATCCGCCGATACGCCGCCTGGTAGTCCTCGCCCCCCGCCACCGCAGCCGCTAACCGGCGCTTGAACTCTTGCATCCGCTCAAAATGGGCCACGTCACGCGGATGGGGCCCGTGTCGCACGTCCCACCCGCCCGGCGCGCGGCCCGCCTGGCGTCCGACCACCCGTGACGGTGTCGCCACCCGTGACGGTGTCGCCGCCCGTGCCGGCGCCGGCGCCCGTGCCGGCGTGGTCGGGAGCCGGGGCGGTGCCCACCGGGCGAATCCGCCCTCGAGCATGCCTTGCGCGGGCTGTTTTGGTGTCCACCGTCCCATCCGTCACCCCCTCACAGACGCCGCCCTCGTACTCCGTGGCCGTGTGAGGCCCCATTCCGGCCTCACAGCACTGTTGCACCCACGCCCAGACCATCCCGCGCCGCACTTGCCGCGGCGAACACAGGATCAACCGCCAGCCCAGGATCGCCAACAGCGCCGACTTTTCCCCATCGGACTCGATCCCGAGCCCTCGAGAATGCCGCCCATTCACCCATCCGCCGCCCTGAATCTCCACCGCGAGCTTGTGCGCGGGATAGGCGACATCGATCCGAAACCGCCTCGTCGAATGGAATCGGAACTCCGGCACGGGCCCATAGCGCCCGGTCTGGAGCATCAGGAGCCGTTGATCGGGTGTCAAACGCGGTTGACTCACTTCGATCCCATGGAGTCAACGAAGTCCATAATCATAGCGCCCCCACCAGCCACAACCCGACCCCGATCACGACCGCGTCCAGCGCGGCCCCCAGCAGCGCCGACCTCCAGGTATCATGCCTGCTCATTTGGCCCCCTCTGGTCCCTGGACCGCCTCCGGGGATGCGTCTCGGCCCACGTCTCCGCTGCGATTTGTGCCGTGGCCAGATCCGCATAGGGCCCCCAGGACTTCGCCGGTTCCACGCCACGCGCATACCAGATCCACGTCGCTGGTCGCCGCACGGATAGGCGTCGAACCACGATCCAATGCCCACACACCCGCGCGTACCAACCGAACGCCTGCTGTCTCCACGCAGCCGCCATTATCGGCCCATCCGGTCCAGCCGGCGCGTATACGCCTCGTCAATCTGCCGCTGGTCCCACGCCCGCGGCTCGAGCGCCGGCCCCATCCGGCACGACGCCACATCCGGCGCCCCGCACGCGGTACCACCAGCCAAACCATGCACAATGGATCGGCCACACGCGGGACACGTCACCGGCGCGGCCAAATCATCATCGTAGGTCATTGATCGAGCCCCTTCTACCGCGCAGGAACCGCCACCACCGACACGCACCCGCAGCGGTCACACGCACACGTCACCAGGCACACCCACCGCTCCGGATACGCCCGGCCCCGCCGCACTCCCCCACAGCCACAGGGTACCGTCACGTCTTCCAGCACCCGCGCCGGCGCCGTCGATCGCGGCGGGTAGGGCCCCTCGAGATCGTGCCGGTAATCGTCGCCGTTGTCGGCCGTCCACAGACTCCGCAGCCGCATGATCTAGTCAACCCAGAAATACGACGGGACAGGGTATTCCATTCCGTCAACCCCCCACGACGACGGCCGCTCCCCCCGTGCCCGACACTCGTAATCGTGAATGATGACCCGCAGCTCTTGAGCCGCATAGCCATTCACGGGCTTCCCCGTTTTCTCGACCCGCGCCAACATCCTCCGCAAGACATCCGCGTTCCGCTGGAACTGCGCGCGCAATGCCCGTTCTCGTTCCATACGCCCCCCCACCACATGACGATACAATAACAACGAACATCAGTCAATAGAAATCTATCGCACTAGGCACCAGAACGATGGGGCCAAGCCGAATGGTCCCAGCACGTCACCCCTTCCACGCCTGTGGCGAACGACGCACTCCCCCCGCAACCATCGGAGAGTCACCCAGCCCGGCCCCAACCTCGCCGGCGCACACGCCGATCTTCTCTCTGTACAGAACCGGACACCTTTTTTCTCTCATCCCGCCTTTCGGCCTGTGAGAAGAAACCATGATCGCTCATCCGTACACGAAAGATGAGAGGACGGGGCGCGAAGGTGTCCGGTAGCAGCGCACTTCCCCGTACGTTTTCGGGTCAAGCCCGTTTGAACGAACGTTTGAATCGTTGGCTGTTGTCGCGGCCAGGCGCACCCGTTCCCGAGAGTGAATCGCCTCCCCGCGGTGTGGGCGTTCGTGAAAGAGTGTGCTAGACTTTTGTCTAACTGGACCACCCCTTCACCGCGCCCGCACGCGGATTGGTTCAGTTGACGGACGGGGCTGCAAACCCCGTCCGTTTTCTTTATGCGTCCGAGTCTACCACAGGCGCCGCGCGTCGCGCGCGCCACTCATCCGGCAAGACCAGCTCGTATCCCGTTTGTGCGGCCACCATGACCGCCCGATCCATGAGTTCCGCGCATTGCGACCGGCTCAGGTTCGCCGTATGCGGTTCCACCAGGTGTCGCGTGACCATCCCATCAATCGGACTGCGGACCTCGAGCCACCCGAACACATGGCCCAACATCTCCCGCTTGAGCTCGTCCACGGCATAGCCCAGGAAATCCGCCCAACCCTTCCAGGCCGCATGGAGCGCCCGATTCTGCGCGTCCGACCGCCGGGTAAACGGCAGTCGGATCTCCACCGACACGCGCGTCCCCTCACGGAACACGCGCCGTAACGCCTGGCGCCGCTCCGCGCTCGAGAGGATCGCCGTGTCCCAGCGGATGAGCCCGCCCTCGAGCACCGCCGGAAACACACACCGCGGCTCTGTCACAGCTCGCCTTTCTATC